AAATACCCATTGACGTAAACCGACTGCAATGGGACATCGGCGAAATGCGCGGCATCATCATGGCCGCTATCACGCTGGCGGTGACGAAATGAACTTCCAACCGCCCGAAGAAGACGACCCGCGCGACGATGACCAACGGTTGCAAGTCGGCATCGGACGTGGCTTCGTTGCGCCCGTTTTCACAATGCTCGATGCTATTAACCCTGGCGTGTCCTTGTTACAAGCCGCCATGCGCGAAGGCGAGACGAAAGAGCGCTACCACGCACGCTGCGTGTTTGAGACTCGTGTTGCCGAACTCCTGTCCGACGCTTTCTCGATGGGCTTCCGCGTGACCATCGAGAACAAATCCGACACGCCGCCCGCCATGCGCCACTATCACCCCGTTATTCACATTTACGAAAGCCGCAAATGAAAGACCCCGTCGTACAAGCCGAGCGCATGGAACGCCTGCACAAGATTAAAGAACTGACACAGAAGGTTCATGCCAACAAGGATCGCATCCGCCGCAACATCGAGACAATCGACCGCGCGGGCGAAGACAACAAAGCCGCTGCGATTGAGCTTGCTGCCGATACGTCCAACCTGAACGATTTAGCGGGACGCGTCGGACTGATGCCCACACAAAGCACTGACAAGCTGATAGACGCGCTCGTGGGCCTGTTGGTTGAACTGCCCGCGTATGGCACTCCTGCTGCGGTGCCTGCACCGAACCCGTTTACAGGTGTTGCCAATGCAAGCGGCAAGCAACTCGATGCAATAGGTGCGGGGTTTGCATGTTCGCGCAGTATGGGTGAGTCCGACTCTGCCTATCGCGCTCGGGTGCACAGCGCGATAACAAAACGGTTGCCTCTCATGCCTGAGCACGACGCTGATGGCAACCGTTTGTACTGACCATGCGCGCCGGCCACGCCAGTTACGGCAACCTCCTGGCGACGCGCCAACGCAACGAACGCGTGTTCGCCTTCGGCTATACTGACAATTCGGAACCGGCCAAAAGCGGATGCGAGCGGACCAACCACCCGACTAGGCCACAGCCGCACGACGCAGCGAGTAGGCCGGTTCCGAATCTAACAACCGTATGGAGTGGCCTGGGTAGTCGGAACGGTGGGTAGCAGGCCCGCCCGCATGCCGTTCTAAAGTTTTGCCGAATGCTGACGGGTCTACATCGCTCACGACCCGCCGCCACTAGTCGGCCCTAACGCCCCGTTTGCCTTGAGCACTCGGGGCGTTTTGTATGATGGGGGTAATGGATTACAAAAACCCTCAGTACATACCGATATTTAGAGAGCGCATGGAACGGCTCGCGCGGTTGCGTGCAAACCCCGCTCTGATGCCCGTCCTAAAACAGCACTATCGGCAAAATCCAATCGACTTTATCCGTGACTGGGGCGTGACCAGCGACCCCCGCAATATCGAGCGGGGTTTGCCGGCAGTCATACCGTTAATTCCTTTCCCCAAGCAAGTTGAATGGATGGAATGGATACTCGACCTTTGGCGTACCGGCAGGGGCGGGCTCACGGAGAAGTCACGGGACATGGGGTGCAGCGTCAACGCAATGGCCCTGCTGTGCACACTGAGCCTATTTAACGATGCGTTCGTAGGCGGCGTGGGCTCGCGCAAGGAAATGCTAGTTGACAAGGTTGGCGACCCGTCTACGCTGTTCTACAAGGCACGCCAGTTCCTGAGCAACTTGCCGGTTGAATTCCGGGGCGGTTGGAGCGAGCGAAACAAGCTCGTGTCCGCCCACATGAAGATCGAAATACCTGACACCGGCAGCGTGCTCATTGGCGAAGCCGGCGACAACATTGGCCGTGGCGGCCGGGCGTCAATCTATTTGGTCGATGAGAGCGCGTTTCTAACGTCGCCAATGAGCATCGAAGCATCGCTATCGCAAACCACGCGTTGCCGTATCGATCTGTCATCCGTCAACGGCATGGACAATCCATTTGCCGAGAAGCGCCACAGCGGCAAGATTCCCGTATTCACGTTCTCATGGCGTGACGATCCGCGCAAGGATCAGGCTTGGTACGACGGCGAAGTAGAGCGCCTTAATCCGTTGGTCGTCGCACAGGAAATCGACCTTGACTATGCGGCATCCAAAGAGGGCATTCTTATTCCATCTGCCTGGGCGCAAGCGGCTGTCGATGCTCACGTAAAACTAAACATCCTGCCGAGCGGAGCGCGCAAAGGAGCGCTCGACGTGGCCGACGAAGGTATCGACTTGAACGCGTTCTGCGCAAAGTACGGTTTCATGGTTGAGCATCTGTCGGCCTGGAGCGGTAAGGGCGCAGACATCTTCCAGACCGTGGAGAAAGCTTTCGGTCTTTGCGATGAGCTTGGGCTAGACAACTTCGACTATGACGCCGATGGCTTGGGTGCCGGCGTGCGCGGCGACGCTCGGCAAATCAACGCGCGAGAAAACCGCGTGGGCAATCAAATCAAGGTCAATGCGTTTCGCGGCTCGGGCGAGGTCACCAATCCAGAAGACGAAATTATCAAGAGCACGGAGAAGAAAAAGGGTCGAACCAACAAAGACTTTTTCAAGAACCGCAAGGCTCAGGCGTGGTGGCATCTACGGGTTCTGTTCATGAACACGTACCGCGCGGTTGTTGAGGGCATGCCCTATGACCCGGCACTAATCATCAGTATTCCGTCAAGCCTTCCCGAACGACAAAAACTCTTGTCTGAATTGAGCCAACCGACGTACTCAATTGACACCGTGGGTAAAATCGTCGTTGATAAAGCGCCTGACGGCATGCGCTCCCCCAACCACGCTGACAGTCTTATGATTGTTTGTGCCCCACAAGATCGCAAGCGCATTGGCCCGCTCGGCTTCTAAAGGAATAATCATGTTCAAATGGCTTTTTGGTAAGAACGCACCCGAGCCCGCGCCGCAACCCGAGGAAGAAGCGCCGAGCAAGCCGGGCTTTGCGGGCGGCGACTTCAGCACGCACCAGCGCAACACGTTGAACATCAAGGCCCGGATTGCCGGCTTGAAGGCCATTGCGCCGCGATTGGAAGCCGCTGAAGGCGTCGCAATGGATGCGGCCGACGCGGAGTGCGAAGAAAGCCTGTTCGACGCCTACGACTACGGGCAACCGAACATTAGCGACGCCATTGCCTCTTGGTACAACGCACAAACGTTTATCGGTCATCAGTTGGCCGGCATCATCGCGCAGCACTGGCTTATCCAGAAGGTTTGCGACATGCCAGGGCGAGACGCCATCCGTCACGGCTACACCACGGTATCAAGCGACGGCAAACCGATTGAGCCTGCGGTACTAAGCAAGATCAAACGCGGCGACAAGAAATACAAGATCAAAAAGAACCTGCGTGAATTTGTCAACTTCGGCCGCGTGTTCGGCATCCGTATTGCCATCTTCAAAGTTGACTACGGCAGCAAAGAGCTAGACGACGCTGCATACGAACGTGTGTTCAACATCGACGGCGTGCGCCCTGGCAGCTACAAAGGCATCGTGCAGGTTGATCCCTATTGGTGCTCGCCCGAGCTTGATGCGAAGGCCAGCGCGCAGCCTGACACCATGCATTTCTATGAGCCCACACACTGGCTCATTAACGGTCGTCGCTACCACTACTCGCACCTTGTCATTTACCGGCACGGCAGCGTGATTGACATCCTGAAGCCCGCCTATCTGTTTGGCGGTGTGCCGGTGCCACAGCTAATCATGGAGCGCGTCTACGCTTCGGAGCGTACGGCCAATGAAGCGCCGTTGCTCGCGCTCACCAAGCGTACCGTGATCTACAAGGTAGACATGGAACAATTCATGGCTAACTTGAAGGCAGGACTGCGCCGCGTGGCCGATTGGGCAACCTTCTGGAACAACAACGGCGTGCGCATCATCGACAGCGGCGAAGAGCACGAGCAAAAAGATACGTCTCTCGCAGACATGGACGGCGTAATCATGACGCAGTATCAGCTTGTCGCTGCGGCCGGCGAGGTTCCTGCAACCAAGCTGCTTGGCACGGCGCCGAAGGGCTTCAACGCAACGGGTGAGTTTGACGAATCGAGCTATCACGAAATGCTTGAGTCATTGCAAGAGCACGAACTCACGCCATTCGTTGAACGTCACCACCAATTGATGATCCGATCGGATATTCCCGACGCCGTCAACATCGACACAACGGTAAGTTGGGAACCGCTCGATAGCCCGACCGCTGCGGAGTGGGCCGAAATCAATCTGAAGAAAGCACAGACCGGCGCGGCATTGGTCACAGCGGGCGCCATTGACGGCGAAGACGAACGTATCCGTCTTGCCAACGATAAAGACAGCGGATATCCGTCGCTAGAGGTTGGCAAGGTCATTGAAGACCCTGTGCCAGTCGTGCTGCCAACACCCACGCCTGCTGCTACGCCTGCCCTTGGTGCCGCTACCGTCGAAGCGCAAAAATGAAAAAGGGTTTGATCCTGCGACCGAGCGCGCGCACGCAAGTGCTGTACGCAAAGCGCATGCGCGATCTGATTGAAGCGATGATGAAAGAAACGAAGCGCGAATTGCTTGCGCTTTATCGTTCGCCTGATGCGGTTGTATTGGACGAGGCTGACACGATCTACACGCGGCAAGCGCAAGAGCTTGGGTTGTTGCCGGCGCTAGGCCCCGTGACGGAAGTCATGGATGCCTCGCTCGCCGAGCTTGCGCAAAAACTGTTGGAGCGCATCGAGTCGAAATTTACGGTGATGTTCAACAATGCAGCAACGGCTATCAGTGACATGATGGTGAAAGAAACGTTAGCAACGAGCGACCGCACCGTATCGGCATCGCTCAAGGAAGTATCGCAGTCGGTCACGTTGCGCATGACGCCGCGTGTTGCGCAGATGGTCGATGCGGGCGCGGCCGAAAGTACGGCGCTTATTCGCAGCGTACCTAGCAAGTACCTGTCGCAAGTGCAGGGCGACGTGATGCGATCTATCACCAGCGGCAACGGTCTACAAGATTTGGTGCCCGCACTGGAGAAGCAAAACGTTAAAACGCTAAATTGGGCGGCAAACGTAGCCAAAGACCAGACGCGCAAGGTCTACAACAACATCAATAAGGCTCGAATGCAAGACGCTGGCGTGTCTAAATTCGAGTGGATTCACAGCGGGGGCAGCAATAAACCCCGTCAATTTCACATGGATCGCGCCCCGGCCGGCCTGAACGGTGGTATTTTCGACTTCAACAACCCGCCTATAATCGATAAAAACACGGGCGAGCGTGGTATTCCTGGGCAATTGCCCTATTGCGGATGCACAATGCGCCCTATTATCGA